CTTACAAAAACAATATGAACAATTAAAACAAAGTGTAGAAAAGTGTGTATAGCACCAACAAATTTAGATGATGGGACAGAAGTTGGGTGTCGCGAATGCTGGCAATGCCGCAAACGTAGAGTTAACGATTACGTTGGAAGATGCATTGCCGAAAGTAAGTTTTCAAAAAAAACTTACGCTGTAACATTAACGTATGACGCAGATCAAGGCGTTAATGCAGTAACGTTAATTTATAAAGACGTACAGGATTTTCTTAAAAGACTGCGTAAAAAACATAAATGTCGTTACATAGTCACTGGAGAATACGGAAGTGCTAAAGGACGTTCACATTGGCATATAATACTATTCTTTAAGGATAGTTGGCCAGAAGTGACGTCAAACAAAAGGGTAGATTGGAAATATTGGAAACATGGTTTCAGTTATTTTCAAGAACCGGACTGGAAGGGTTTTGAATATTGCCTGAAATATGTACTGAAAGATCAGACATCAAGGCAAAGTGATAGCCATCTGGCTATGAGCAAAAAACCACCACTAGGCCACCAGTTTTTTCAACAATTAGCGAAGCAATATGTTGAACAAGCCCTCGTACCACAAACATATTTTTATAAGTTTGGAGACGTCAGGGATTATAAAAACAGAGAAAAAGGGTTTATGATGCAAGGAAAAACAAGAGAAAATTTTATGGAAACTTTTGTCAATGAGTGGGAGGATAAATACTCTCACGAACCGTTATCGGAATTAGTGACAGACTATTACGACGATATAACGGAAATAGAGTACACAGACGAAGAACTGTACGAAAGATTGCATTATCAACCTGTAAAATATGTAGAACCATGGATTGAAGCCCAGGGAGACGGAATATTTAAAGATATAGAATTAGTAGAAGCAACGTATGACGGAATACCAATATGTTATTGGGATAATAAAAACAAAACAGGCATACACATAGTGACGGAGAATGACGAATGGCACGAAAAAAGACCCGAAGTAATAAAAACAATAAAACAAGGACAACAAATACAACGACGGCGAACCTACGCCGAAGTACAGTACGCGGAATTGGACGAGGTATAGAAATATACAGTCCACCCGTTGAACAACGGGAGCGGACAGCCGCACCACCTCCCGAACGGGATCTAGCGAAGCGGAAAAAATCCCCGAAAAACTTTACGGTCAGAGATCTGCGGATAAGGTGTAAGGACAGACCCAAGAAAAACACCCCTACTGGGGGATCAGGGTCTAAAAAAACATTTGTACCTTGGTGTTAAAAGTAAAAAAATGATATATTTTTAAAAAAAGTGCTTTACATTCCCAAATGTACAAAGCTATAAAAACGTATGGGTCAACACAACGAGTCTCATAATGGTATCATAATATATATTATCGGCCATTGAGCGTTTTGACCCTTCTATAAAAGAAGGAGTAAAAATTGCAATTACTACTAATTAAACAAATTCTAAAACCGATTATCACTAGATGTGGTACTATGCTTGGCGCTTCGCTTGCGGGCGCAGGAATAGCAGTTGGTACAACTGAAAGTATCGTTTTGGGATTTACCGCTTTAGCGGGAGTATCGATCGACCTTATTACACGGAGGTGGATCAAATGAAATTAAAAGACATCATAATAGCAACGGTAGCGGGAATAGTAATGGGTTTAGCCCTATTCTCGGACACATTGTTAAATGCGGGAGTAATATAATATGTGGGGAGCAATAGCCTCAGCGGCAATAGGCGCATTAGGCGCACGCAAAACAGCAAAAGCTATGCAAGGAGCAAATGATTTAGATTTAGCTAAATTAAGACGCGAAGCAGAGCAAAATGGGTTTAACCCATTAACAGTACTACGAGCAACAGGCGGTCAAGGTAGTACAAAAGGCCCATCTGGCAACTTAGCTAGTGGGGCATTTTTTCAAACATTTGCACAAGGAATACCAAGTATACTTGAAGCAAATTACAATAAAAAAATGAAACAAGCACAATTAACAAATATTAATTTGCAAAATAAGCAGTTATCAGAAAAACAACGAGAAATCACTGATATACCATCAACAGTTAATGTTTATGACCCAACTGGTGCAATGCCAGATTTTAGGGTTGCTAATCCAGAATTATTAGAAAATTCAGCAAATGAAGCAATGAGTTCTGCCGCTATGGTGGCAACTCAATATATTGCACAACATGGTGGTGATTATGAAACTGTATTGGCAACAATACAAAATATAAACCAATCTAGAATTAATAATAAGAAAGATCCGATCAGGATTAAAAATGATAAAATTGCAGACGAAGTAATTAATCAGATTAAGAAAGTTGTTAAACAAAAGTCAAATTCATTTGGCGGTTTATTAGATGCAAAATTACAATCATTTGAAAAATCAATCGGATTTGATCGTAACGAAAAAATATTAGTTACACCAATATTACAACAACAAAAAATTATGGAAGAATTATTTCCATAATGTGCGCCAAGTGTAAAAAAATACGAAAAATTATAACCAAAATCATTGCAAGGAGAAAACGCAAATGAGAATGACTGAAATGATTCCAAACTCACCTATTGCAGTACAGAAATCTGTACGAAGTGCAAAAGGCCGAGTATTAACATCGGGTGATGCAGGTAAAATTCTGCCACTGAAGTGTGAATGGCTACACCGCGAAGACGGAGTTCGAAGCGGTAAAGTTAGAGTTAACATTGAGATGCAAGAAACTTCCGAACTTCTTATGAATGGAGTCGGCTGTACTTTGTACGCACATTTCGTACCAATGCTTGCATTTGACCGTTTTAACGGATCAATGGATGAATTAAACCGATCATATAAAAAAGAAAATGGTGCCGCAGGAAGTGTAATACCATTTTTTGAAAAAAATAAATTTAGTGTAAATGGTGCTACATGGCCAAATTCACCAGCAGATACATATGATGTTGGATCAGATAGTACATATGGACGCGCTGAATTTTATCAAACATTGGGTATTCATACTCAAGCTGCAGATTTGAATATGACACCAATTGAAGCATATAATGCAATTGTAAATCATAGACGTAAAGCAAGATCAAAATCATTACCGTTACGAGATGCATATGATCACACCTTAGCAGATGCTTTTTGGATAAATAACGGAATGCAAAATATTGTTCCAGATTATGATCAGAATTTAATTGACGGACAAGTAACACTTGCAGGATTGACATTTCAAGCCCCAATTAAATCAACTCATGCAAATAGAGTAATACCAGGATCCACTACAGCATCCGCAACTGCTAATGATACATTAGGCTCAAATAATTGGTCTCCTGCACAATCTGGAACATCAGTAATTGATCAAGGAGATATGTATTTATTTGATGATATATATGCTGAGTTAACAACAGGCGGAAATGCAACAATGTCATTAGCTGACATTGAGCAAGCGCGTAAAACAGCGGCATTTGCTAAATTAAGAGCAAAGTACGATGGAATAGACGACGAACACGTGATTGATTTGCTTATGTCAGGAATTCGTGTTCCAGAAGAAGCATTAAAGCAACCAATTTTATTGGGTCGTCAACGTGCAATGATAGGATTTAACCAACGTTATGCAACAGATGGCGCAAACTTGGATCAGTCTGCAACAAACGGTATGGCTACAATTGATATGTCAATCAGAACACCCGCAATGAATACTGGCGGTGTTATAATGATTACAGCAGAAATTGTGCCAGAACAATTATGGGAACGTAAGAAAGACTATTTCTTATACACAACAGATCCAGATACGCTACCAAATTATTTAAGCGATATTTTGGATCCAGAGAAAGTCTCCGTGGTCAAGAATGATCACGCTGACGTAAATCACGCAACACCAGATGGTACATTTGGTTATGCACCACTAAACCATGAGTGGCAAAGAGATGCCGTAAACGTAGGTGGTAAATATTACCGCCCTGCAAATGACGCATTTGACGAAGATCGCGCAAAAATATGGACAGCAGAAAGTACAAACCCAACATTAAATGAAGACTTTTATTTATGTTCAGGTTTACACAAGAAAGTATTTGCTGACCAAGTAAGCGACAGTTTTGAAATTACATGTTTAACCGACATGCAAATTGTAGGAAACACCGTATTCGGTGCAGGTCTACAAGAAACTGACGCAACAAGCGATTACGACACAATTACTTCACAAGTTGATTCCTCACGTATCGTGAAGTGATAAAAAGCAGGGGAGTCCTCCCCTCCCCTGCTCATTTTAAAAAGGAAAAATAGAAAATGAATAGAATAAAACACGGCAACGTAAACAAGTGGACAGCCACAAAAGCAGGACAAGTGATTGAGTTTGCATCAAGCAAACCAAGACACGTAAAGTTTGAAATCACAGCAAATTCAAACATTGAAATTTGGGTCGCAGATAATAATAAAATGTCTGACGCCGTATTGGTGGGAACATCAAACGGAAAAACCGAAATACAATACACAGCACCTGCAACAACATATGTGCAAATTAAAGCTGAAAAATCAGCTGATGTATTTGTTAATATACCAGACTTGGATCAAGCAGTAGAAAACACTGATAATCCAAGTTTTACATCGATAGAGCCACGCGTAAATAACTCAACTGAGTTTGATCGAATGGTAGCATTTATGAAACATAATGAGCAACAACGCAACGCACAGCTAGAGGCCGAAAGAGCCGCATTAAGAGCTGAAGTTGCAAAAATTAAAGCAGAAGCGGAAACAGTAGTTGAAGCGCCAGTAGAGGCAGAAGCAGAGGATGCAGGAGAAACCCCCGAGTAAGTTTTTACGTTGGATACGGTTTATAGACCGTATCCAATTCTGGCACACGGACGAACTTGTGCATAGAACACACGTAGAAGCGGCAAGATCATTAGCAGAACCTAATGCATCAAAATCACTCTGGGTTAAAATTCAGCAGACAGATAACGATTATGTAGGGGTACATCCTGACATAATCGAGTTTTGGAAAGCATTTTCTAAAGCAATGAAGCGACGCAATATACCATTGCGAGCGTTTGAATTTGTACGATCTGCAGAACGGCAACAAGAGTTATACGATAAAGGCAGAAGCAAAGCATCTGCAGGATTTGGTGCGCACCAATATGGAATGGCCGTGGATATTATTCACGCCACACGCGCATGGCAATTAAGCAAAAAAGAATGGGACTGTATAGGAGCAGTCGGCAAAGAAATAGCGCGTAAAAGAAACATAAAATTAGATTGGGGCGGAGATTGGAATTTCTACGATCCCGCACACTGGGAACTAGACAATTGGCAAGACCAAATCAAATAAAAAACAGTAAGTTGAATAACTTACACAAGGCAAACGGAACGGAAACTCCAAATATTGGAGTTCCGTTTGCCGACCAGATATCCCCTACCCTTGTTAAGATATGCATTTAGTGACACCAAACCGAGGTAAAATCATGGAAATATGTAAAAATAAAAACTGCCAAGCAGAAAAAGAAAAAGATGGGTATAAAACATGCCCAGATTGCAGGGAATATTGGAGATTGGCACAAAGAAAGCCAACAGGTAATGCGTATAAATTGGAAATTTTAACAGAAAAGTACAAACGCTTACAAAAACAATATGAGCAACTAAAACAAAGTGTAGAAAAGTGTGCATAGCACCAACAAAATTAGATGATGGGACGGAAGTTGGGTGTCGCGAATGCTGGCAATGCCGCAAACGTAGAGTTAACGATTACGTTGGAAGATGCATTGCCGAAAGTAAGTTTTCAAAAAAAACTTACGCAGTAACATTAACTTATGGAGATGATAAATTAAAAGATCACGAAAAAGTTCATGCAGTAACGTTAGTTTATAAAGACGTTCAAGATTTTCTTAAAAGATTGCGTAAAAATTATAAAGTTCGTTACATATGCACTGGAGAATAC